TGCAGATTACGAATATTAATACCTGTAGAAAATGTACCATAACTTGCAATAATTATAGCATTATCAGACTTCTCTGTCAAGGCTCTAATCTTTTCTCTTTCTTCTGCTTCAACACCACCATAAACAAAAAATACTTGTTTGTCTTTATTCTTTTCTTCTATTAGTTGTTTTAATATCATACCATGTTTTTCTACATACTGAAACAGGCAGAGCGAATTCCCCTTTAGTCCTAAACACAGATTACGAATGTACTTATTCCGTTTTGTGTTTGATACAAGAAAATCCATTTCTTCTTGATATGTTTTGCCTCTTAAAAAATCTATTGACATCTTTTCATGTTTTAAAACTAGACAATGTATTTTGAGTTTTGCCAGATGTTCTTTTTCTTGCAGTTCTGATGTTGTTACTATTTTATTAACAGCACCAAATAATCCTTCTAAAACTAACTTGTGTGTTTTACTATCATCTAAAGTGCCTGTAAGACCAATACGATACTTACAGTTTTCTAGTCTTGACATAATTTTAGTTAGAGAAACTGCCTTAAATAAGTGAGCCTCATCGCCAACGACCATACCAAACTGCTCAAAGAAATTTTTCGGCATTTTATAGATTGATTGCCAAGTACTAATAACTATTCGTTTATCTGTTACTTTTTCATGACCTTGATATATTCTGTGTACATTCTTTAAACTATCATAGCCATAGTCTTTAAAATCTTTATATAATTGTTCTACTAGAGAAGTAGTCGGCACTACTATAAGAATCTTATTGTTTTCTTCTTCTTTCAGGCGTATCAAATTAAATCGTACCATCAGATATATTATCAGAGATTTTCCGGATGCCGTAGGCGATAACATTAAACACCTTGATTTTATCATAGAGTATATAAACGCCGATTTTTGATAGTCTCTTACTTCAAAAGGTATCTTTAGTTTGTTGATGAAAGAATCGACAAGTTTATCATCTACATTAGCGTCTTTAATGTCTGTTCTATCTACTACTTCAACATCATTCTCTTGACACCAGTTTAATATGTAAGGGTATAGACCTGTATAGATTTGACCATTTGTGTATGAGAATAATCTTATCTTGCCATCCCAATGTCTTGAACGATAGGCAGGCATAAATTTAAAACCAGGTACAGAAAATGTAAAGTGTTCTCCTAAATCTCGGCGTACATCTTCATCAGCATCCACTACTAAGTGTACATCATTCTTTTTAGTAAGTATTATATTTCTCATACAAAAGGATTACCTAACACCCACCCTACTAATGACTTACGAACACCTGATTTGACAGGGTGTACTTTATGCCATATGTGTGAGGGTAATAATATTATATCACCCACATTGGGTTTATCATAAGTAGATGATGTATCAATGTTCTTAGGGTTAGGAACAGTAATCTCAAATTCACCACCTGTATACTCTTTATTTAGTATTACAGTAAAAGACAGTTTTCGTATCATGCCGTTTTCGTAGGCGTCAAAATGAGAATCAATATGCCAGTTGTAATGGTCATCTATATCATATCTAGAATATTGTAAAGGTTCTATTGTAGACAATTGAAACTTAAAAGATTCGGCATTTGCACGAAAGATTTTTTCAGTAATAGATTTTACTACTTGATTATCATTAATCCAGGTGACCATACTACTTCTGTGTTTACTATCACCATCTTGTATTTCTGCCCTTTTTAATTCTTCAGCATGTGCAAGACTACAGATATGGTCGCACTCATCTATAGATAGGGCGTTCTTAAAAATATGGTATACTTCTTGAAGAAACATTAGATAGCACCAGAAGTAAATTTTCTCCACTCTATTGAGTTTCTTATCTGCCAATCACGACCACCAATAATCTTTAGTGTTCTATCTAAGTAATTGACAACAGTTTCTAAGTAGTCTATCTTTTGTTTTGCTTTGATTAATTCTTCATCAGATTCTAGATACTTGTCTATATCTGATTTCATTATTTTTAAATTGAAAGGTTTTTGTTGATATACTTGTGGACTTGCCTTACCTGTATAGTATTCCCATTTTACTCTTTTAAGTATCTTGTAATCAGATTCAGCTCTGGTCAATAACAGTTTAAAGTTATTGTAATGTTTGAGATACTTATTGTGTAACTGAGGTGTCTTTAGAGATTCTAAGTCAAGTTCAGTATCATTTATTTTGAGGTCTTTATCGACCTGCTCTTGTAGTTCTTCTAATGTCATAATCTAACCATTATATAATAAAACTGAGTAAATGTCAAGTCTTATGTGGTAGTTTCAGTAGTTGTAGCACTTCCCACAGTTGCAAATTCATATATTAAATAACTAAATGTTACATCACCTGTAAGATATGAAGTATCACCAGCTTGTTGGTCGTATGATAAACCTGATAATGAAGTAGGATATAAATCTCTAAATCTTACTTCTAACACAGGATTATTTTTACTTGATAATATAGATAAAGTGGCGTCTGAGTATTGAGCACCAGCGTCAAATCCAGTATCATCTACTTTACCTGCTTCTCTACTATTTGCAGTTGCATTTGCAGTAGGAAATCTATCAGTACCAGCATTAACTAATGTTTCAAATTGTGTATGATTTTTAGGAAAGCCTAAACCTGTTAACCAACCATGTATCTCACGATAGTTTTCTAAATTTTCATCTACAAGAAAAGACATATTTAAACTTGCATAAGTTAAAACATCACCAGGTATTGGTATGTCTTTTAGTGATGTTGGTTGAGAAGTTTCACCTAAAGTAATGCCAGGCACATTTACAGATGTACAAAAAAATTCTACTTTAGGTAGTTTAATAATATTAAACTTAAACTGAGTAGCAGCTGCATAATCAAGTTTAGTTGGTTGTCTTGTTAGTGAGTTTAGTTCTGTCATGGTGTAATATCTATAGTGAGTATATTTTTGACTTCATCAAAATCAACAGTAGAATTACCTATGAAAGAATTGTCATCATTCGACCATGTTAAATATAAATCTAAACTTCCTATTTGTTGTTGATTATCACTACTAGATGTTTGAGCAATTTGTGATACACTTCTTCCTATTCTTGTATCAGAATTAAAATAAAAGAAATTTTTATTAGGCGTTCTAGTTTCATCAACAAAAATTTCAGATTCATCTATTGGGTCTGAGGCTGGTAAAACTGTTAGTTCTTTTACACCACTAGTATCATCACCTTCTATATTATAAACAATCTCTTTTTTACCTACATTCATAGCGTCAAACGCTAATAGAGGTATTACTGTGCCAGTAAGCGAACCACTTACTGTAACTGAATCTTGAAACACTAATTTTCTTGAATATATAAGAATATAATTATTTACAGGGTCTTGGTAATAATCAGTAAACTCTTGTAATGCTCTGTCTGTAATCGTAATTGCCATAGTACTATTTATAAAGAACCTTTAACTGATTTTCTCCAGGTTCTACAAATATTTTAGTGTTTTTTAATGATTCTGTGTGATTTCTATACTCATCTTCAGTAGAAGTAATCACTAATATTTCTCTATCTAAGCCCTCATGCGAAATAACAACTGATTGAATATTATCATCCTGATTTATTGTGGTCGTAGGTCTTGCAGTTTTTATTCTGTTTTTCATTACAAACTCTTGATAGACATAATTCCAAAACAATACTTTACTATGATTTTCTTCTGAAAAATATGTGTGCATACAAGGCCCAAATAATGTAAGACCTCTTTTGCCCCAATAAGTATTTGTTCTCAAATAATGCCAATGGTCATTTTTTAATGATTTTATTGGATAAGGTGTACAGTCTTCATAATCAAATGATTCATTATTTTCATAACAATATGCACCAGTTTTTCTTAATTCTCTTAATGTTTTAGTAGCAATCTTTCTACCAACAAGGTCATCTACATAATACTCATTATCACTTTCATATGCCTTTTTCATTTCATTATGATTATCAATAATACCTAAATGAAATCTAATTCCTACAGGGTATTGTCCGTATGGTTGAATATGAGTAACTTTATCATACATATTTTTTATAAACCAAGGGTGTGTTGATTTATCTATTATCATATCATGTTAATTGTTAATGATAGTCTAGGACCATCTGTTGATTTTACACAATGTTTAGTTCCTTTAGGTATGTATAATACATCTCCAGGTGGCATTAGAACATCTTCTGTTTCACTCAAAACCCAATGAGAAGTTCCATAAATTTGTTTTACAAAAACATCATACTGTGGGTGGTCATGACTAGGAAATCCACCATCACCTGATTTACTCCAATATAAATTACCATATACAGGATAAAACGCAAAACTATCTGATATTGCACTTTCAAACATTCTTAATTCTTCAGTTAAATCAAATACATTAAA